GGAGGGTAGGTTCGCAATTAGAGTAGACATTATTTGTGATGATAAACTTCAACGTAAGATTGACATTTAGGGCAGGTAAAATTGGAGAAAAAGTCATATTCGGACTCCTCTCCATCATTTACATCTTCCATATCGTGATCGGCACCCCAGATTAACTCAGTACCACAGTGCCAACAGTTCATTTTCCCTGACCTCGATACCTTTTACGAGCCGAGTTACGCGAGGTAGCGGAATATTTCGAGTGTTTTCCGTTTCCCTGACGAGTTTTTTTCGGTCTTGTCTCTACAAACAGGTTACCTGTCAGACTACTTTTCATTTTTGCCATAATTTTTAATCTCCTATAATCTCTGTATGAATATCAGAAGGGTTTGGTTTGCCTGTCTGATAAAATTCAATCGCTAAATCCTCCATAATATCAAAATATTCGAATTGTGAAAGGTCTGAGAACTTCTCAACACCTTCGATGTAGATACTATATCGATCTGCCATTTAAATTACTCTTGTCTTTTCATGTCCAACACGAATTCGTGGGTCGCACCAGATTTCAAATCCTGCTTCTTTTGCATCTAAACAGAATGAGACATCCTCTCCACACATATCCTGTACTTCTCCAGATTCAAATACCTGCATCTTTGGTGCGAACCATGGATACTTCATGTCTGCATGTTCAAATACACCCTTCTTGATAAGGAGCCAACCGAAACCTGTATAGTCAACTGTGAATGGTTTCTTTCTCTTGGATATACTTTCGAGAGTCTCATGATTCATTACACCACCATTGGTTCGAAAATCATCCTCATCTAACCAATGTGCTACAGATGTAGTTCTACCATCTTCGGTACAATACCATCCACCTGCGATATCTTTATCCATTAACACAAGTTGAAAGAATTTTTCTGAATTGAACACAATGTCAGAGTCTATCCATAATTGATAGTCATAATTTAACTTACCGTCCCATGGCATTTGATCAGGACCTCTTAACACATTTGCTCCAAGACACTTACATCTTGCAAAGTTGACCATTGATGAATAGTCCTGACTAATCTGTATACTTGCTCCACATTGCACAAGATCAAAACAGAGTTGAACAAATGATTTTAAGTAAGTATATGAGACTCCTCGACCAGGTAAACAAAATACTACCGATTTACCTTTTAATAATTCTTTTGCTTTATCATAATCCCACTCTTCAGTATTGCTTTTTTTCTTTGCAGGAGGGTTTGCTTTTACTGTAAATCCTTTAGCCATAATGTTTTGTAATTACATTCATATCATACAGTATTATATAGTTATTGTCAATAAGAGGATTCTTCGTGTGCCTCTATCGGGTTTTCCGTAATTTCTGTGTAGGATAACTCATCCGACCAATAGGATGTATATATCCGATTCCACACAATATCAAACTCTTCTTGATTTAAATTTTTAAACAAACACTTTTCATTCAAATAAACGTGATACGATTTTGTTTGAACTTTAGTCATCTGCCTCCGTGATGAATATGTCTCCGTTGTCTATATTCCATTTTAACACAAGATCCTCATACCAGTCAAACTCATTGATGATTTCCTCTGGGATTGTAATATGGTATCTGTCTGTAACTGGATCGATCTCTACAGTCGAAAAAATATTTTCGAAATTTTTTTTCATTCAGTGAACCTTTGCACTTGATTTTATATAGCGAAAAAAAAATTTGTAGTCTTGTATATTTAAAGGTCGAATTGGGTCGTTTATAGCTTAGGGACTCTATCGGTTTTTATATACGGGGGCATCAACCCCCGCATAACTGCTGATTCACGAACGAATGATATTAAAGTTATAATGACTGAACACCCAACGGTTCACCAATTTATAAGTGCCATGCTCACCTGTCATGACGTATCCCTCACCGTCTACGTAATTATTACCTAAGAAGCATTCGCATTTAAAGTTATCCCTCATGAGTTTCATATATTCGGTTTTGATGTTCTCAACCAAGCACCACAAGCGAACCAACTGGTAGTTAGCGAACTCCTCTGCGATTACCTCATCACCGTCACGGATATACGCATTAAGGTCAATCTTAAGTTGCTTTGCCTCTTTCTCTGTGGCAAAGTCAACCAGTGTTGCCATCTGACGGGCAAACCCCACCATCTGTTTAATATTCATAGTTGCACCATACTCACTAATCCACGCATCAGGTTGAATGAAGTCTGCACCATCACCACTCAAGAGAACGAACGTTAACGCATTTGCTTCCATGTCCTTGAGAGTGTTTCCCGTGTAGTAAGTATGTGGAGCAACGACAACTCCTCCATTCATCACCCGATCAAACGTGTAACTAATCGCATTTGGTTTGTAATCACGGTAACCACCGAACCCGATGAAATCACCTTGAAACACCTGAAAGGGAACATCATCTGTACGGGGTAGACAGTGTAAACAACGAATCAAAATGGACTGAAGTTCAAACTGTGGGTGATTTCTGCATATGTCCTCAACCGTGTAGTTAATCTTCGGGGTTCTTTTATTGAATACGGACTTCGTGCCGACAAAAAACTTTCCGTTGTCTGGGTTAGTTCCCCATACGATTGCGGGTGACCCGTCAATCTTAACTGAGTAATCGTTTGGTGCTAAGAACGCATCTAATACGGAGAGGTCACCAGTAAGAATAGTGTCCTCTGGATGCTCAAGGTGAAGTCTTTTCATTACGCATACCTCCCTGCTGGATGTGGATTAGATGGTGTGCAACCGAACGAACCGAAAAATGCATTGAGCATTATAAGGTTTAGGTCTGGGTCATCAAAGTCAACTCCGCATATGTGGTCAACTCCCCATTCTTGGATTTCATCTACGAATGTTTGGAAGTCTTCGCATAAGAAGGCAACGTCATAGAATCTTTCAACTTTTTTGATTCTGTCAATGAGTCTTTCTGTTTTTGTCATGTGGGAAACTTTGTTATGTTTTTATTATAAAGGATAGGGGAACCGATTAAAGTTCCCGTGGCATATGTTTAATACTCTGAAACAATTCTCAACCAACTCCAAACCTCTCCTCTGGTTAACCAACCTCTCACGTCTGTCCACTCGTCATCATAGTGTAGTTTGTCTCCTTTTAAAAGTGCAATCTCATAAAGACCTTCGGATCCTCCGTATGAATGCTCATGACATGCAACTGATAGACCATAACCATTGTCGCAGTAATATCTTACGACTTCGTTATTTGGTCTGATTACTCTTTTTGAAGTGTACATGTTGGGAACTTTGTTTGTTATGTTCTTATTATAAACCCCACTCTATACGAATGGGGTGATGGGTGTGACAGTAATTAAACTGTCATACCTGATGTAAAAAGTCTTTTTGAACCATCTAAACTGTCGAAGATGTACCAAGTCCAATCGTTTTGAAAGATACGCATACTAGGCACGAACTCATCAAGTAGTGCATTAAGTCTTGACTTAGTGGTGTTAGACTGCCACCCGCCATCTTTCAAAGTTAACTCATGAGTCGCTGTATCTAAAGATGCGATGTGGTTTCCGTGTAGGTAAACGTCAACTGACTCTCTGAAAGCACGAACTGTAGTGTTACCAGATGAGAAGTTCTTTCTGTATCTGATTGCTGAGTTCATCATCATTTCAATTTTACGCATGTTGGGAAAGGAATAACGTTTGCTATGATTCTATTATAAAGGGTAGTATGTGAGTTACTACCCATGATGTGCCAGTAATTTAAGTGAACACTGGCAGCTGCGGTTTGGTTGCTCTGGTGTTAATAATGAAGTCTCTGACTCTTTCTCTGTCAAGTGAGTCTCCATCCCCCCAGTTAATTGTACCGTTACTTGCAGCAACCTGATCCAAGTAATTCAAAGTTGCTAATGCGATTTCCTCTCTGGTTAGATTGTCGATTGGGTAGAGAACATCAGGATGAGATGGAAGATAGAATGATTCAACGTAATCAAGAAATTCTTTGAAGTTGTTCATTTGTTGTTTTTGTAGTAAGATGTTTTCTTTGGGTCACTTCCTAAGAAGTATTCCATTAAGTCAATTTTTGAATTAAGAAGTGCTTTTGTCTTCTTTTGTTCATTAGTCATAATCAAATGGGAAATTTGCTTATGTACCTATTATAAGGGATGGAGATGTAATTGCAACCAGTGCGTGACACTAATTAAACTGTCACACTAAACAATGCTTTTTACATATTTTCCTGTAAGGTAAAAAGCATATCCCTTATTTGAGATTTCTTTACCTTCCCACTTAATCGGGTGGTAGTTTCCGTGTCTGTCTTTACTATCCTTAGTTCTGATTTGTAAAACTCCATTTAATCCTGTAATGGTGCTTAAAGGTTGACCTAATCTGATTCTGTGACGTATGATTTCGCAGATATATTGATAATCTCCTTCTAATAGTTTATCTGTTTCTGTATGGGTTGCAGTTCCTAAGAAGTTATTATCTCTATCAAATGCAACATATAAAGTCCTTGCAATTTTGATTCCTAACTTTGACTTATTAAATGGTGTGTTGTTCATTACTTCGGGTAATGTGTGACGTAGTTGAGTAACTGCGATTGATTCTCCCTTCGTATAAGATTTCAACTCTCCATCCACTAAGTCAGTTAATCTGGAACTGTTTGGTATACCGAGTGCTAATTCAAGTAACTGCCCTCTGTCTCCTTTGTTTTTACCTGGTTTTGGTAGTTTTGAGAAATCTACGTTTGTAAGATTGGTTTTAACTTGGGAAAGAGTTAAGTTCATTGAATTTCTTTGTTATGTACTAATTATAAACCCCACTCATTACGAATGGGGTTGATATGTGACACTTATTGAACTGGCACAGCATAGTCTAAGAGGTCGTGGTCTCTGAATAGACACCAGTAGGTTTCATTCATTAAACCAAACTCAAAAGAAGTGTTTGCATGTTGTTCAGTGACACCTTCATAACATTTTAGGATCTCATCATAGTTCATTGACAAATCTCCTGAAAACGATTGTTTGCGATTTCAATCTGCTGCTCTTCATCAAGATATGGAAATGCTTCGCATACTTCATCAAAGATTTGAAGTAGCATGTCTTCGTGGTGTTGTGTTGACATCGGTGGGAATCTCCTTTGTTTACTCTTTTATTATAAGGTACTTTGTACCCGATGCGTGGTAGAGTGTGACACATATTTAACTGGCACACTCCCACTTGATTTTCTTTTCTGAATTTGCTATATCAAAACAGACTTCGCACATACAATCAACTAACGGGAAATTGTCCCGCCAGTTGTAATCCTCCTCTATGGGTGCGTCCCAGTAGTAATAGAGGTCGGGTTGATAATCTGGATCATTTTCATCTTTGTTCTCAAAAGATAAAAAATCATCAAAGTTACCACATACGTCACAATATGCCATTTATAGATACCCTGCCACTTCCATTCCTGGTTCATCAAAGAACCATGAAATTGACACATCTGGGAACATTTCCCTTAACGCATGACAGATTGCTTCGGGTGGTGACCATGCAGTTTCAAATTCTGCTGTGAAAGATTCTAACTTATCTCCGTATCTTTCCTCCTCAATGTCCACGTCGCAAGCGTCCCACTTGGTATCCCAGTTTGCGATTCGCCAGTTATACCATCTGTCGTCAGTTCGACCTGATTCGGGAAAGTGTGGTGGATATGGGTATTCGCCATCAACAGGCAATTCGCCATCTTTGTTTGGTGTTGTCTTCCAATCTGGTTCTGGTATGATTTGACCAAATACAGATTCTTTATTTGAAAAGATGTCTAAGACTTTTTTTAGATCCTCTTTGTTTTCTGAGTAGAAGTCAACTCTGTTTTTGCACCAGTTAGGCATAGTTTCTTGGGAATGAAATTTGCTTATGTTTATATTATAAAACCCCACTCTTACGAATGGGGTTTCAATGTGACACTTAATCAACTGGTCTATGCAGGATGCCTTTGACATCGTTTGTGAGGTAAGTTGAGGTCCCGTTGGTAACGTTGTCTACCATATTGTCATAGGTTTGCATGTCCCAACCTTTTTGCTCTGGAACATCTAACTCATATGCCATCATGATAACTTCATAGAGGTAATCAAACTGACACGGTGTAAGTTGAATGTTGATTCCGTTTGGTTTCTTAGACATTTCCAAAAACTCCTGCGTAGTATTCAATTTGTTGTGTGTCTCTTTTCAAAGTACACATTTGTACAATATGCATTAAGTGAGACATGTGGTGTTCTGTAAGTTCTGAGAAGTTCTCCCAATCGTATACGGGAATCGCATTGTCGATATCGAGCGAACCATCTCTAAACTCTGGTGCGGATAGAAATAAACCTTGGTCGTCTATCCAGAATCCCATACCGAAGAGAACTGATGAGTAAACCAAGTCCTCGTTGTAGAGTTCTTTTTTAAATGCTGTAGTCATAGATTTGGGAATAATCTCTGTACACTCTTACTATACTCGACCCGCTGTAAAAATCAACCCGCTAGTGGACACTAAAAAAACTGGCATATGCCAGCTTGATTTCAATCTATTTAAATTTTATAATAGAAGTATGAAGAGCGAGGGTACGCTCTATAAAATCTTCGCCACCGCCCCTGCGATCAATTATTATTAGTAATACTCTGTAATATCTCTTGTGCCAATTATCGGACTGTCACATTGCCCCTTGATATCTCTTGCTCTCTCTGCTAATATTCTTGTGTAGCATATTATACCATCATACCCCTAGGTACAATGACCCTGCATATTCTTGCGGATACTCACGCGAAGTGCATATATGCAATTTCTTGCCATGTGTGTGTATCTCGTGGGTGATCATCATCTAGATCATAATTATACTGATATTCCTCGTCGAGATAATCATGTGATGAATACTCGATGTCATATGGATACTCGTAGTCGTACATGTGTCTAGTCGAGATGTATATGATGTTGCATATGCTCGACGAGATGTATCGACGAGATGCAGTAGTATATATGTTCTAGACGAGATTTATGTTACATAATGTAAATAAGTCCCTCCACTCTCGACGAGATTCTTATACATGAGGTTTCCCACGTCTCGTGTATAATCAGGACTCCAAACCTCGTCGAGTTCCTTTATATTATAATGCTTTTATAAAATTCTGTCAACCCCCTGTCTGAAAAATCTGCGAATCCTGATAACTTGACAACGTGCCTTCCTTATGCTACGCTCGCTAAACCCACAAGACCTCAGAGCATTTATGAGGTACATAATCTACACTCATTCTACCTTCAATACATACAGAATCCAAACAGAATACAACAGACAAATAAAAGACAGTTTTATATTTATAAACATATTTAAAACCTTTTTTTCCTCATTTTCTGTATCATACTTATACAAAAAGAGCATTGAGTCCTTCGTGTTCACTTCTTGGTAACTGAACGTTTCTTTTTGCCTTCTTTATGGGGAGTCCA